TGGGTTCACTCCCAACATATCACCCCATGCACCGTAGTAATGTCTCATACCGACCTCATCATGAATTGTACTGTTCTCATGTCTACCATGAAGAATATTTCTTTTTTCAGTACCCTCACGCATCGTTGTACCTTGACCAGCAACACCAATCAAATCTTCATGAAGGTTTCTACCAAAAGGCCCCCATATTGAATTGTGATGTTTGATACGAGTCTCTCTTTCTTCTTTTGTATCACTCTTCAGTCCATAACCTCTGAACTCAATCATGACTTGGTTTGGCCCAAGTGGTGTCACACTATCTGAACGATAGGCACTACCCCTAAGATTGAAGTTGAAGCCTGGGAAGAGGTCAACCATGTACCACTGATTTGGTGGTAAGTTTGGAAACGACAACTCTCCTCTGTCTTCAAATCCTTCATACTCCTCATAGTTCACTGTAAACGAACTGACGTTTACATGACCATTATCAAAAGGAATATTCTTCCTTGCAAAATACTCATCGTTGAATCCACTGACCCTGTTAAAGTAATGCATAAAGTCGTGATAGAATTCACTGTTAGTATCATGCCATAGTTTGTAGTTTGTATCTATGATTGCTTTATGATAGTGGAACACTTCAAGTTCTTCTGTATCAATTGCGTCTGCGATACAATCAAACGCACCAGCAGTCCACTGGTCAACTGTCATGTCTGGGTCTGGATTGAGTGTAACCCAAACCATCTGCCCGTGTTTTATTTCACAATGCAGTTCCTTACCAACGGTATCTCGATTCCACATTTTGCCAGATGGTGTCTGTGGGCCATTGTTTAAAAATGCTTTTACACCATCACCTGTATTCCATACTATGATATTTTGAAATGCAATCTGTGATGTTCTATAACAAAAGATATCTGGTATTTCACTCATGTGACAAACAGGCACCCATACCTTCGCAAAAATATCTTTTATTTCTCTCTGGAATATTTCGTGGTTATTATAACATTCACTAGAGATGTATTCTACTTTTGGTCTACTACTCCATTGTTTATGATTTCTAGGGGGCATTCTCTTCTCCTATACTGCAAAACTTTCACCACATCCACAAGAGGCGGTAGCATTGGGATTGGTTACTTTTAGGTATGAACCACCTAACTCTGTTACATAGTCTACGGTACAACCCATAACAAACATTTCTGCTATTGGGTCAATCACCAAGTTTTCAACAGTGGGGGTTTCGTCTGTGACATCCCAAACATATTGGAATCCAGAACAACCACCACCCTTGACAGACAAATAGACATTTGGTTTACCTACTTGTCTCAGATAGTCTTTTGCACTGTCGGTTAATTGAACTAGCCCTGACACGCCACACACTCTTCCTGTGACATTGCCTGTGTCTCATAATCTTTTAATGCATCTCTTTCTACTTTCATAGATACGTTCTCTGCTCTTTGACCAGTTTCCGTTCTCAAATAATAAAGACCCTTACAACCTAGTTTCCAAGCATTGAAGTGTACTTGGTGCAAATACTTTTTTGTTGCACCAGCAGGGAAGAATAGATTCAGTGATTGTCCTTGACACAAGAACCTTTGTCTGTCTCCACCTTGTTCAACGATTCGATTTTGGTCTATCTCTATTGCTGTTTTGAAAACATCCTTAACTTGCTGTGACAAGAAACTCAAATGTTGAACAGAACCACCGTTAGTAATAATATCATTCCATACCTTGTTGGTATTCTTATCAACCTTGATAAGTTCCTCTTCAAGATATTTATTCTTCACCAAGTGTGAACCAGCACGTGTTCTATGTGTGTATGCATTTGCTTTCATTGGTTCGATTGATGGTGATGTACCACAAATAATAGAACTGTTTGCATTAGGAGCAATCGCAAGTAGATGTGCATTGCGTCTACCAGTACCTTCCATGTCTGGTGCTTCACCCCTCAACATACCCATTGTTTTACTTTCCTCAATTGCTTCCTTTTGAATATGTTGAAACACAACTGCATTCCATACGTCTGCTTGAGATGACTCAAATGGAATTCTCTTTCTGTGAAGGAATGAATGCCATCCCATCGCACCAAGTCCAAGTGACCGTTCTTGTTGTGCAGAATATCTTGCACGACTGATTTCATCACCAGCATTATCAATAAAGAATTGTAACACGTTATCCAAGAAACGTGTAAGGTCACGAATCATTGTTGTCTTTTTCCAATCTTCAAACAACTCCACATTGACTGAAGATAGACAACATACAGCAGTCCTATCGTCTGAAGTGGGTAGGTGGATTTCGTTACATAGATTTGACCCATGAATTCTTAATCCTAAATCTTTCTGGGTTTGAGGTAACGCACGATTGGCAGTGTCGATAAAGTTTAGATATGGTTCACCTGTACGATATCTTACCTCTAGTATTTGTTCCCATAACTTTCTCGCCCGCATTGTATCACGAACTGTATCATCATTGGGGTCTTTTAAATCCCACCATTCATTTCTCTCTACTGCTCGCATAAAGTCATCTGTTATATTTACAGCATGGTGCAAGTTAAGGTTCTTACGATTGACATCACCTGTAGGAACTCTCATATTCAAGAATTCAATAATGTCTGGATGTGTTACATCCATGTACGCAGCATAAGAACCTTTCCTTGTCTTACCCTGTCTGTATGCTGTCATGTCTGCATCTACTGTGTGCAGAAATGGCATTGGGCCTGGCGCTTTATCGGATACTGCTCTAACATCAGACCAGTGACCACCGACACCACCACCCTTTACAGAAAGCCATCTTAGTTCCGCTGTGTGGTCAATTAGACCTTCTAATGAATCTGGAACGTAAGTTAAAAAACAAGAAATAGGTAATGCCTTAACTTTATGTCCAGGCATTGGTGCATTTGATAAAACAGGTGATGCAAACATAAACCACCCTTTAGAAACATAGTCGTAAATTCTTTGTGCGAGTTCAATATCATCATTACAATATGCAACTGATGCTCGTGCAAACGCTTGTTGTGGACTATCTTCACCGTCAACGCAATAATAGTCTTTAAGTAATTTTAGTGCTTGTTCTGATAGTTTTCTGTCTCTATCTAAATCAATAGATATGCCTAGGTACTTAGAGTCTCTTACCACTGGAAACTCCACAATCTCTGCTGTTTGCATTTATTTTCTCCTATGTTCTTTTCCATTTTTGAAGTTCTACTTTTGCTGATAATCCTTGGAAGGTGTTGTTACTTATAATATCCATAATCTCTACAGCGTCCAATCCAGATAAAATCATATCATTAATATCTTTCTGTCGCACATAATCAGGCCATATCACGACCCTATAATTATCATCAATCGCCCTCTCCAACTGTTGTATTATTTGTTTGTTCCTTGGTTCGTTATCTGGAACAAGTATTGCTTTATCTTTGTATTGAGGTACACGCAAATCACTTTGAGCAACCGCAATACAGTTTTGTATAAAAAGACTATCAATAGGGCCTTCCACGACAAAAATATCCCTAGAAGGGTCAACCCTATCAAGTCCAAATATTTTTGGTACACTTTCATCAAGAATGATGGTAATGTACTTTGGTTTTTCTTTTCCAAACGCTCTCCCTTGATATGCAAATATATCACCATTGGAATCACGAAACGGAATCACCATCCTTGGGTGGTCACCATCCAAGGTGGGAAACTTATTTGGAACTAAGTTGTTAGTCCAAGAATAAAACTGATTGACCAGATAGATATCGTTATCATTAGGAATTCTTCGGTCTTCAATGAACCGATAAGCAGGATGCTCTTTTCCAATTTCTCTAAAAGATTTGACATTACTAAAAATACCTTTCTGGTTGAAGACAGGTTTCGGTATATCGAATTTTGGATTCTCGACATGGCCACCCCTTCCTGTTGCAGTGGTGCCTTCCTTGTACCGTTCTAATATATAGTCATTATGAATTTTAGAATCTATATGTTTTACTAAATTAGATAAATTAGTTCCCATCCCACAATTATGACATTTGTAGAATAGGTCACTCTTTTTACGAAAGACAAAACCTCTTGCCTTGGATTGACTTTTCTTGGAATCACCACAGTACGGACATCGAAAGTTCCAAAGATAATCGCTCTTCTTTTTGAACCTTTGAAGTCTGTGGGATATTAGATTAAGATATTTGATATCAACATACATACTCATGGAACTGAGTATATAAAATTATAGGTTGATTGTCAAGACTTTTTGTAATACAAACCCTATAACGATTGACCCACCAATAATCAACCATCTCCACTTTTCCAAGATGCCAACCCTCTGCGACAATTCTTCACGCATCTTACGAAAGTGTTCTTCTTCCTTCTGACTATGAGCATTCATCTGGTCAACAAGTCTGCGTTCCATGTCACCCATAGATTTGTGAGTGTCCTTTGCGTTAGACGTAATACGAGAATGTAACTCCATAATATTGTCTGTAAGTTTTTTCTCTTGTTCGTCCAATGCCTCTTCCTGTCTTACTAACTTCTCTTCATGAACTGCCATAATTGTATGTAGAGAACTAGAAACATCTGCAATCTTTTCAATAGCAGTATCAAGACGAACATGAATACCTTTCATGTCATCGACCTCTTTTTTCAAAAGTGCGATTTCCGTTTCTACCGACATTATCTATCCTTTTGGAGCGCCGTCAATAAACGCAAGAATATTACCACCGTCATCTACTTTAACTTCTAGTTTTTGACAACTGATTCTAACACCATCTTTCTTCTGTGGGTCTAGTGTCATATTTCTTTCCATTGTCCTCTTGGTTGAGAGGCACTCACTTAAACCATCACGAACTGTGTATTCTATCAATTCACCACCACTCATATACAATAATAGTACAAATTCTATTACCTTCATTTTAGTGTGTTCCGTTCTTTACTGCATCATAGTGATTGTTCACTATTTTGTCTTTTAACTCGTCTATTTGTTTTTCCAGTTTGTTTATTCTGGTTTCAAAAAAATTCAATGTCAATGCTTGTTGTTGGTCAAAGGGTGCTTTACCCTGTTCAATATCTGTTGATAATTTTTCCAGTTCACCAGCAATATGTTCTATCAACATAAACTGTTCGGCATCTGCTGGTAAAGCGCCCATCTCTCCTCTAGGCCACTTGATTCTAAATTCTGTATTTTTTTCTAAATCTGAGGACATGAGGGTTTGTTCGGTTTCGATACTGTTAAGTCGCTCGATAATCCCAAAATATGCCCATGTGGCAACAGCAACTGCAACAATAATAGAAACCATGTTTCTAATTGGCATTGCTACATTTGTGTCATCTGATATTTTTGCGGCCATTCCACTCTCCCATATATCTATTTAGGTCTTGTCAAGATTTTGACAAGCACAATAGTTTGACGCAATTATTTGTCAAAATTACTTACTAACTTCGACCTCTTCATTTCTCTTTCTGTGACCGTTCCATGCAACCCAACCACCAAGTCTTAGTGCATAGTATGCCAAGTAGTTGAGAAAATGAAAACCATTTTGTTCTATGTTGATGTCTCTAAAAATTTGGTCTGCTTGTTTTTGAGTAATCTTACCCATAGTTTCTTTCTGGTCAGACTTGAGTAGAGTTGCATACTTATATGCATAATCATGTATTAGACCACCCATCAACAATACACCTGTCGGTGACAACCAAGTGTGTAAGAACTTGGGTATTGATGCACCGTCAAATCTGAATCCTTGTGGTATAATATAGTCCTCACCCATAATAGTGAATTCCCAATCATCGGCAACTTCCCAATGTCTAGTTCCTGTTAACCACATCCAAATTGCACCCCAAAATCCTTTGCCTGCTGTTTCAATTTTCAGTGGTCTTAGTTTCGGCATGATATGATATACAAACCCAATCCTTTCACGTTTGTTATCAACACCAAACATATTGATAATAAAACCTACTGCAATTAGTATACCAACTACAGTAAACTGCCACCATGTTACTGCTAAATCAATAGCAATATCAATCATCTGCTCCATCTGTTTTCTCCTCTGACGGTTTTACCGCCTCCTCATAGTAGAGAATGATTTTCTTTTGCTGGTCAATATATCTTCTCAACTCAGAAAAGTTCTTCGACAGATTTTCGTAATCCTTTACAGAAATCGCAATATATGAATCCGCTCCATTCTTCTTGGTAAACTCCTCCATGAATTCATCATAGTTTACCTCTGGGGAAACCACATATATCTTAACGTCATTTAATCGTACTTGTTTAGGATGAGGAACAATAGGTATATTCCTCTCGACTATTTTTGTCTGTACAACGATTTCTTTTTCTGGTTTCCAGAAACTAGCACACCCACTAAGGAGTAGTGTCGCTAGTAACAGACTCAAGGTCATCCCAAAGTTTATCTGTCGCATCTTGCATCCTCTTTTCTATCATACCAGGCTTCTTATTTGCCAAGTGTGTTAGATTATGTTTGTTTAATGTAGCACGTAGTTCATCTCCGTACTGTTCTGCTTTCTGTAAATCTTCTCCAAGTTGGTCAGTCAATGCATTTAGTCTCACTGCATCCTCTGCCATCTTGTCGATAG